CCGGAGCGGAAGTAGTTGTCCGCCACACCCGGCATGATCATCTTCTGGGTGACGGTGTTCAGTTCATCGAGCTGCGGCGTGAAGGCCATGGGCGGTCCTCGGCGAGCGGGCGGCTAGCGCGCTCAGGATTTGGCGGAGACCAGTTGCTCGTAGGCGGCCACCGCTGCGTTCGGGTCGAACGGCTTGACCGCTTCCCCGTTGGGCGTCAGGTGGTTGAGCGGCGAGTTGTCGCCCACGATGTACGGCACTCCGGCCGGCTGTTGACTCATCTCGCTCACGACCTTGCGCCGAATCTCGGCCTCAAGGTCCGCCAGTTTCTTGGCCTCGATCGCCGCGTTTCGAGTCGCGAGCTTCTCCTTGAACACGTCCTGGTAGGCGCCGTCCATGCGGAGCTCACCGAGACGCGGGTGGCTGAGGAGCTGGTTGATGTCGAGCACCTCACCGAAATCCTGGTAGTGGCGCTGTGACAACCGCACCGCATCCGCCGTGAAGGCGGCGTAGTAGGCTTCGCGACGGCCGATCTCCGCGTTGAGCTGGTCGAGCGTGAGCCCGGCCGGGGTCGCGGCGGCGGCGGCGGCCGCAGCGGGGGCGGCAACCGTGGTCCCAGGCGCGGCGCCTGATTCCTGGTTGTTGTTCACCCACTCGGTGAGCTCGCCGTGCCACTTCTGCAACGCGGCGGCCTGGGTCTGTACCTCGTTGAGGTTGCGCGAGTAGTCGGCCTGCCGGAGCGTGCCGTTCCCCACTTCGGTGAGGAAGCCAGTCGCGTCGGGCGTGGCGAGGAACGATTCCATCTGCGCGCGAAGGGCGTCGGGCAGATGCTGGAGAACGCCGGCGGTGAACGCCTTGCCTGCGTCCTGAGGAGCGGTGCGAGCCATGGTGCGTGTGCTTTCCCTGATCGACGAGCGCCGGAGGCTCTCCTACCCCATACGGGCCCCCGGCGTGACACCGGGGACTGGTCCCACCATGGGACCGGGGGGCGTGAGGCCGCCTCCTGCTGTCATCAGCTTGGCGAGGGCGCGCTGGAGCAGTTCCTTGCACGCCGCGAAGTCGGGCGCGATATCGGGAGCCATCTGCGCCATGGTGTCGAGCATGTCACCGATGGACGAGCCGCTCTGCATCAGCGCCAGGATCTGTTCGGTCGGGAGCTGCCGGGCGCTGGGCGGGGCGAGCGGCCCCATCCCACCACCCATGGCAGAGGACACCGCGCCCTGGAGCTGCGGGTGCGGCGGCGGGCCATCGAGAATGGACGACGGGCCGCTGCGTCCTGCGTAGTCGGTCAGATTGCCCGGTCCAGCCATAGTGGAGATCCTTGTACACACAAGGGCCGGCCAAGGGGGAGATCCCCTCAACCGGCCACGTGCGCGGTAGCGTTGGACGCGCCGCGCGAAAGCCTGTGTTGCCGAGTAGCCTGCCCTACTTCCCGGGGTCTGTCAAGACAACCCGATCGTAGGTGCCGATGTCGATCGCCTGCGGGATGCCGTTCTTGCAGTGTAGGACCACAGGCACGGCGCCGGTCACACGCTGCTGGTGGAGCGCGTCGAGGATGCCGGCCAGGGTGGTGGCCTGGGCCGGGGCTGCGAAGCCGCCGAGGGAGGAACGTGTGGTGGTGCCCATCTACTTCTCGCTCTCGGTGACGGTGGTGCGGCTGCCCCCATCCTTCTCTTCGACCTTCGGCGAGTCGCCGCCGCTCGCCTTGCGCCCCGCCGGGTTCTGGGTCATGCCGATCCCGAGCATCTGCTGGGCCATCAGGCGTTCGGTGATCGTCACCGGCACGCGGACCTCGAGGAAGCTCCCCGGCTGCTGCATGTTGGGGATGAATCGACCGGTCTGCAGCCCCGCCATCAGCTCCTCCGGCGTCGGCTCCTTGAGCGGCGGCAGCGGAATCGGCGGCGGCGCGCCCATGTTGGGCCGTTCCAGCCGTTCCATCAGCGTCCAGATGTCCACGTACCCCATCCGCGCGAGTTGGAGATCGAGCATCTTCTCCTCCTGCGCGTTGAAGGCGAGGACGGAGTTCGGCGCCACGACGAAGGCCATGAGCTGGGCCATCGCCTTGGCGCGTTGATCGCGCGGCCGGCTCTGGTCGAAGGTCGCGTCGTAGTCGGGGTTGGGCACTTCCATCCCCAACATCGGGTCGGTCATGGTGGCCTTCATCGCCGGCAGGAGAGTCCCCGGCTCGAGATCGAAGTCCTCCATCGTCTGCCCGGCGTCGCCGAGCAGGTGGATCCGCTTCGCCGAGGTCTGGAACTGCAGCGTGTTGACCAGGATCTGCTGACTGGCGTCGCGGAGGAACGCCTCGAACATGCGCCCCTCGAGGCGGAGCTCCGGCGTCATCGCTTGGTAGAACTTCTCGATCGTGTTCTCGGCGGGGAGCTGCTTGAGCTGCTGCAGCATCTCGAGGTTGCCGGTGCCGGCCAGCATCTCGAACTTGGCCGAGAGCCCTTCGAGTAGCTGCGTCGCCATGGCGAGGATCTGCGGGTCCGGACCTTCCACCGGCTTGAACGCCTTGTCGGCGTCGATCACCTGCCCGCGCAGCTTGATGTTCTGCCCGGGGCGCCGCGCGTTGTAGATGCGGGCGGCAGTTTCCCCCACCGCGTTGGTGTCGATGATGGTCGAGCGGTTGAGCCACTGCTCGATACCGAGGAGGGCGCCGCGTCCCAACCGGTTGATCGCGTCGTTGACCGGCGCAAGATCGGCGAGCGCGCTCTGCCCGAGGAAGAACCAGGGCAGCTTCCACGGCATGAAGCGCACGAACGGGTAGAGGCCGTGGAGGTACGGGGCGCCGCCGTCGTAGAGGACGGCGCGGTCGGTGCGGATGATCAGGCGCTTGTTGGGGTAGAGGAGATCACCGGGCTCGACCGTGTACGCCCACGGCTTGGTCGAGTCGCCCACCACCACCGGCACGCTCTTGAGGTTGCGGCTACGATCGGTGAGGTAGCAGCGGTAGTAGAGGACGTCGCCTGAGCGTACCGGGCCGGCGCCTCTGGGTACACCGGAGAGGCCGGAGAGGGTGTCCGCCGGCGTCTGCATCGGCGGCGCGATGCGTTGGAAGAGGCCGCGAATAGACGCGAGGAGCCCGTCAGCCGTCGGCGCGATGTACGGCGCCATGTGCGGGTACTGGTCCCGGAGGATGTTGACCGAGTGGACCTCGCGGAAGATCACCCCTTCCCAGGACTGCACGCTCCCGTACCGCGACGGGCGGATCGGCAGGGTGTCGCGCGGATCCTTGGGGATGATCTGGTGGTCCTGCTTGACACTGTTCCACTCGATCATCATGTCAGCGGTGCCGCACGCCCACGCGATCTTCATCACGTCGGCGAAGGCGACATCCGCCATGTTGTTGAGGTACCACGCGATCGTGAGCTTGTTGAGGAGATCGGCGGTGGGGGCGTACTTGGGGTTGAGGCTGCGCCAGCCGAACGTGGGCTTGAGATCGGTAAGTGCCGAGACGTGCGATTGCGCGGCACGCCGACAGAGATTCAGTGTGAACTTCTCGATGTCGCCGAGCGTGCCGGCCGCAATCCCCTGAACCCCCAGCTTGTGGTCCCCCGAGACGTACGCCATCCCCTCCGCCATCTTGTGGTAGTTGGGATCCTGCTGGATGAACCCGTCGCCCTCGGCGATCGCCTCGTCCAGCCAGCCCATCAGGCGTGAGTTGTACCGAGGATCGCGCCCGTTGAGCGCGTCGTCGGTCATCACGGGGAACTGGTAGAAGCCTGCGCTGGAGTACGACATCGGCGTCTCGCTAGAGAGGGTCGGTGGGAAGGGCGGAGGCGAAGTCTTCCGACGCGCCTGGGCCGAAGGAATCGTCCACGCCGTCGCGGTCGGTGCGTTCGACACGGAAGCGCGGCCGGCCCTTGGCGTCGGTGAAGGAAGGTGGAGGCGCTTCCTCTACCGTCCCCATGGTGTTCACGCTCATGTTGCTCTTGTCCTGGGAGTACTCCAGGATCACGTAGGGCTGCCCGATCCCCTCCGTCGCGAGGATCTCGCTCTCCTTCTCGAACTGGCGGAGCTCGTGGAGGGACTCGAACGAGATCCCGTTGCCGATCGGGACGGTGATCGGCGAGGTGTGGTGGAAGTCGATCCCCGGGGCCTTGCCGAAGCGCGGCGCCGGTGGGTCCACCATCGTCATGGTACGGCGCCACTGCATGGGGGCGGCACAGCACTCCGGGGGGTCGCCGATCTGGTGGGGGCGCCGACGCGCCGTCCCACAAAGGCGGCACTGGAAGATCTGGTAGAGGGTGGCGCTCTCCATGACCTACGCCGTGGGCGCCGTCTCGGCCACCGGGATCTCATCGGTCACCACACGCGTGACCACAGGGAGTTCTGCCGCCGCCGCCGGGAGCCGGAAGAAATCCGAGAGGAAGGTGGCGGCGATCCGCCCGATGTACTCCGCCGGATCCTTCTCCTCCCGCGCGGCGAGGCGGACGATCTCCTCGAGCTGCCCAGCCGGGAAGTCGAGGCGGATTTCTCCCAGGCGGATCGAGGCGAGCCGCTCGATGTAGGAGACGATCTGCGCCACGGTCATCGGCGGGAAGGTCCGACCAGCCGCCATGCCGATCTGGTCCAGGTCGGCGTAGTCGAGGACGAGAAAGGGCTTCCCCACGCACCCCACCGTCTTGGTGAGGAGGCGGATCGCTTCCTGCGCCACCTTCTCCTCCACCGGGAGGGCGGTGGCCGGCAGGCGTGCGGCGAGTTCGTCAGCGAGGTCGTCGGGGATGGTGATCCGCATGAGAGGTGCGCTCCTTGGGCCTCAGGCTGGCGACAGAGCCGCCCGAGCGAACGTACAGTAACACGGGGCGCGCCGGGCGGCCGGGCCCAGGCCACGCAACCGCAGGTCGGTGGAGGTGTCATCGTCGGGGACAGCCGGGAAGAGCCAGCCGCTCACCTCGGACGGGGCCACCACCATCGGGAGGAAGGGCCGGTCCCCGGTATCGAGGGCGACGAGGCACAGGTGCCCCACCCGGGGCTCCCACTTCCCCTCGAACACCCGGGCCTTGAGTGTGGGCTTAGTACTCCCAGCCATCGTAAATTTCCCCCCTGAGGTCGTAGATTTCCTCTTCGAGCGCCGGATCCAACCTGTCCACCTTCCCGCCCTGCACCCGGTCGATCTCCTCGGTGGTGTACGGCATGGACTGGTAGGTATTCCCCCGCGCGTCGTAGTTGGCGAGCGAGGCGCGGCGCTGCTCGATCTGACGGAGACGACGCCGGCGGTCGGAGAGAGGCTCGCGCTCCCCGCCCGAGAGGCGCCAGGAGACGTAGTGCCCGATCGCGATCGACATGATGCAGTCGTCGTGCGCGCCGGCGGCGGCTGCGGCGTCGGCGAGCGCGCCGTCGGTCTGAAAGTCGTGGAGCTCGCCCAGCGTGTGCGCGGAGTTGATCAAGAGATCCGGGTCGCCGGTCGTCGGGTCGATCGTGGTGAGCGCCTCGTAGAAGTGATCGAGGACGATCGGGCGGGTGCGCTGTGTAGTGTACCAGCCCTCTCGTGCAGAGTAGCGGTTGGCGTGGGACGCCGCGCCCACATGTTCCATCACGTAGAAGTGGCGATATCCGAGGTGGAGGCGGAGCGTGTCCTGGGTACTCAGCCCATGGTTGTTGGTCTCGATCGCCGCGCAGGCTTCCCGGCCGGCGTCGTCCACGTAGAGGTGCCCGAGCGCGTCGATGACGAAGGCCGCTTCCCGGGGCTTGATGCGATCGGAGAGGAAGTGGGCCACCTGCTCCTCGGCACGGGAGATGGTGCCCTTGCGAATCACGTCGATCGAGGTACGGTCTTGCCCCAGGCCATCGGCGATGTCACCGGAGACGACGTAGGAGTACCCGCGCAGGGGCGGCTCGAAGATCGCGCACAGGCCCATGCCGTCTACGTGCGCGCCTCCAGGGGCGAGGTCGCGCAACGAGAGCGGGACGAAGCCGTAGCCCGGGGGGATGAGAGCGGGGTCGTCGGAGAGCCGGGCCAGCTTGCGCGGGAGGGGCGGGAGGCCGCGCACTACACCAGCTCCTCGGAATCGTTGGCGTGGGCCGGCATACTCAGCTCGTCCTCGAGATCCTTGGGCGAGAGCGCGTGATCCCTGAGGTCCGCGATCAACGTGTTCGGGAGTACACGATACACGAGACGCGCCGGGCGCTGGCGGTTCCTGAGGTAGTCGATCTGCGCCGGCGTGAAGATGCTCCGCCCGGAGTACTGGAACGCCTCCTCAGGCTCCGCCGGGTACTCCTCCAGGAACTTGTAGAGCGCGCCCTTGTCTTCCGCCGCGCGGCGTTGCAGGTGGTACCAGTAGAGCTGTTCCTTCGAGAGCTGGTACGCGCCGCCCATCCAGGTCGGGCCGTGGAGGGCCACCCGCGCCGCGTAGGCGATCACATCGTCCGAGGGGATCCAGTCCGACGGATAGGGCGCCCAGTACTTGCTCCGCTCCGCGTACCACGGGATGAAGATGTTGAAGCTCCGCCCATTCCCGGCTTGCGTCGTCAGCCATTCCTTGTGCCACCAGTTGTGGCGGCCCTTCGCGGTGCTCTCCTTCGCCATGAAGGTGCGCGGCGTCATCGGGATCGCGGGCATCAGCGCGTCATCGATCTGCCCGGCGTTCTCCCAGGTCGAGAGCTCCGAGAGGTGGGCGATCGAGTAGGTTTTGCTACGCCCGATCTGCCCCTTGCTCCCGCCATCGTCCTGGAGCGCGCCCTTCATCGACTTACCCGACTCCACCACCACCGTCGAGTGATTGGTGAAGACGATGTGATGGTCCTTGGTGTGGTACTGCTCGTTGGGCTTGAGCCACCAGGGGCAGTGTTCCACGGTGAGCTCGAGCATCCCGAAGAGGCCGGTGGAGCCTGAGTTCTGCGGCACGTCGCTCGCAATGAGCCCTTTGGTGTAGGTCTGCGTCATCACGCGATGCGCGAGGATCGACTGGCAGAGGGTAGAATTATGAGAGGCCAGCCCCTCCGCGATGTACGTCTGTGTCGACGTCTGCAGATCGACCAGACGCCGCATGCCGAGCGGACGAAGCGCGACAATACGCTCCCAGATCTGCGCCTCTCCGCCACTCGGCAGTTCCTTCCCCTCCCACCAACGCTTCGCGAGGAATCGTGTGGGACGGCACTGGCCGATAAGACGGAACAGCTCCCCCATTCGCGAGAGGCTAAAGCGGGGGACAGGCGTCACCCCAAACTTACTGCGCCGCGTTGCCTGATCAACATCCTCAGCGGCTGTGTACCCTCGTTCCGTGAAGTACGCACGAAGCCGCTCAAAGACAGTGCCAGGACGCTGCGACACAGTGAATTCCGCCCCACCACTACCTTTGGCCCCACCGCTTCCCTCACCATCGAGCATCCCACCCATCCAGTAATCTTCAAGGGTAGATGCTCCCCATGGGGTTGTAACGCGGCGGATCTTCCCGCCAACTTTCATCGTGGACGTTGTACGCCAGTGTGCCTGTGTTTGGGTACGCGTCCGATAGAGCCAACGATGGGTCGTTGAACAGATCACGCTAGCCCCAGACGCGAATACGATTTCCACGGCAGGCTCGAAGACGTCTGCACGAGCTTCGACGACAGCGGTGCGCATCTTCCGACTCGCACCCTTCCCACCTGGGATCGCCTCATCAAGCGCGACAACCTCAGTACCTGGGACGACTTGATCGAGGGCTACCCAACGCAGGTCTGCCGTGAGTACACGCGTCTGTGGGTCGAGACACGCGCCTAATTGGCGACCCTTCAAGATGTTGAAGAGGAGCCCGTCAGGGTGGCCGATCTTCCACCTCGCGCGCTCCTCTCTGGCGATCGCCGAGAGGATCAGCTCCTGCGACGTGAAGAGCGGGAAGATCGGGGTTAGACCCTTCGCCGGGTGGATGATGAAGGAATAGCGCTCGGCGAAGTAGCGATAGTCCACCTTGGTGAGAATGCGCTCGGCGGTGATGAACTTCTGCTCGTCCTCGGTGAAGCGCCGCGAGGGGCCGCCCTTTTTCGGATCCCAGAGCGTGGCGAGCTGGCGGGTGCGGCGGTGGGCTTCCTCGGCGGGGGTGGGGCTTGGTACTCCACCGAATTGGGCCTTGTACGCGGCGCCGATCGGGGAGGCGAGGATCTGGGCGAGGCGGGCGGCGACGACTTCTGGGTGGTACATGGGAGGGTCACTCCCGCCAGAAGTACGCCAACGTCGTTTGCGTGAGCCACTCTACGTAGTACGTGAGGGCTTCCTCACTCGAGCGATCGGTGGAGAGGCCGATCATCTCGAACGCGCCGGCGGCCCCATGCACCGCCTCATGGGCGACGAGGCCGGCGATCTGGTGCGGCGCGTAGTTGTCAGCCGCGACGTTGCTCACCCAGATCCACAGGCGCTGGAAGTGCTCAGGGGTGCGCGCCACCAGGGAGCGGGCGGCAGCGCCTCGGGCTTCGATCGCCGGCGGTTGCGGGTGGACACGGTTGGCCTCGGCGACGAAGACGTCCTCTGGCCCGACACAGCGCACCACTCGCACCTTGTAGATCGGGTCATCGATCTCGTGCAGGTACAACTTGCCAGCGGCGAGGCGACGCGGCAGGCGTGGGGTGACCACTACCATCAGAACACCACCGCCCCCGCCACGCGAATCCCCTTCTTCCCCGCCGCCACGTCCTGCGAGATCGTCCCGTGCAGCTCCCAGCCCTTGGGCAGCTTGGCCGCGAACCCGATCACCCGCGTGTCTGCGTCCACGACCACCGCACCGATCAGGCGCTTGCCGGGAGGTACGGTCATCTCCTGGACGAGATCGAGACCGGTGCGGAGCAGGGCACCGGCCTCGGTACGCGTGGAGGGGAAGGGCTCCACCTAGAGGCGCTCCAGGAGGCGGTCGAGGAAGAAGCCCACCGTACGCGAGCTCAGACGCACCTCCAGCTCCACGTTGGCCCCGCTGGCGCTGGAGAAGGTGAGGAAGTGCGTGCCCTGGGGCGAGCGCACCATGCCCGGCGAGATGTAGCGCACGTACTCCACCAGACCGCGGCCGTAGTGCGCGACCAGATCGTCCAGCTTGGTCTGGATCGAGGCGGTGTCAGCGCCGCTGAGGATGGTGTCGAGGGTCGAGAGGATCTTGCGAATGTCCATGGCGGTCTCCTACACGGGGGCGGACTGAATCAGCGCATCCGGCTCGTTCCCCGAGAAGGACAGGGCTTGTCCCCTCGGAATGATCCGCGGCGCGCCTGCGTTGCTGGTCACCTGACTGTACACCGTCACCACGAGATCGCGCTTGGCGATGAGGTGGAAAGGACTCACCGGGCCGAAGGGAACGGTCCATTGGGTACCGTTGATCTGCGTCCCGTAGGCCCGCACAATCCCCTTGGTGTTGTTGTTGCCCGAGCGGAGGAACTCGCCGGGGAGATCCCAATGCCTGTTCGGGAAGTTGGCGTTGGCGTTCTGCTTGTCCCCGTTGGCGATGTTCTTGGGGAGGAAGAGGAGCGCCTTCGGGCACTCCTTGTACCCCGGCACGTCCTGGGCGTTCCCAAACCCACGGATCCCCTCGTCGCAGTGGAAGCAGGAGGCGACGGCACCGGAGAGGAAGGCGACGAGGCGATGGGAGCGGAGGACGTCGGGGCGGCGCTCGCTGGCCACGCTGGCACCCGGCCCGATCGGCTCGTTGTCGATCCACGGGTAGTTGAGGAGACCCGTGTCCCACGGCTGCCGCCACGGACGGTCCTGCATCTCGCTTCTGGTCTGGTCCCGATCCAGGTGGATGATCCCAATTGGCCCCTGGGTACGCCGCCACTGTTCATCGAAGGACACGCCGGACTCGTCCCAGTACGAGCCCGTCCCCACGAGGTCCGTGTTGTGGATGCTGCGATAGAGGCCCACGAGTTCCTGCAGCTCGCCGGCGGTGATCTCGCCCATCGCGATCGGCTCGTTCATGATCTCGGTGGTGAGGACGACATCCGGGTACTCCTTGAGGATGTGGGCCATGCGCGCGACGTACGCGCGGCGGTTGCTCTGCCGATCCAGGCCGTTGCCCTTGCCGATGAGCGTGGCCACCACGCGGAGGCCGGCCTTCCGGCACTGCTCGAGATCCCAGCGCACCGAGTCGGCGTGGCGCGGGTCGTTGTGGTCGGCCACCACGCCCGCCCAGTAGTCGGAGGCGTCAAGACTGCCCACTTGGTACATCACCCGCTTGTAGTGGTACCCCGCCTGCACATCGCTCGCATTGTCGCGGAGGATGCGATCGCGGTCGTGGATCATCGCGTGCCCGTGGTAGAACCGCGAGACGCCCACGAAGGGCTGCGGGCCGGCCGCGTCACCGAGGGCCCGACCCCAACGCCGCACGTTGGTGAACGGCCCGGAGGCCGCCTGTCCCGCCCCACCATGGCCCGAGGGGTAGAAGGTCTCCCACACGTCGCGGTTCTGGGTGGTGTTGACGAGCCCGCCGCCGCCGCCTTCCGCACGCAGGGCGTAGCCCCAGGCGACCGAGACGATCGCGTGTCCGTTCTTGCAGGGGTGGAGCTGCCACTGTTCCCAAGAGCCGAGCCTGGGGCGGTTCACCTCGATGCGGCCGTCGGGCTGTGCGCTGACGAACACGCCCCAGATCTTGAGGCCGAAGCGCTCGTTGTCGATCGGCACCAGCTCGAAGGACTCATCGGGCCCGATGCCCGTGGAGTCGGCCCAGAGCTGCCCTTGGCGGCCGTCGGGGCGCGCGACGGCAGGGTTGTACACGCGGAGATAGGAACCGTTCCAGGTCTTGTAGGTGGCCATCGGGAGCCTCAGATCGAGAGCTTGAGCGGGGGTGCGGTCGGGTAGCGCTCGGCGAGCCGCATGGCGATCACTTCCATTGTCTTGGCGTGCGACACGTCGCGCACGCGGTACTCGGTGTACTCCGCCACCAGCTTGGTGTACACCAGATCGGGAGAGGCGGAGGACTCATGCCCTCGGATGAGGGCGAGCGCGCGAAGGAGATCGGCGAGCTCGGCGTCGGTGACGCGCGACATCACTTGAGCACCCGACGCTGGACTACGGGACGCGAGACTTCCCGGCGCATGAACGGGAGGAGCTGCTTCCCGTCGGCGCTTCTCAGGGCCGCCTTGAGCTGCTTCTTGTACTGGCGTGGGGAGAGGTTGAGGCGCCGGCGCACCGCGCGGGCGGTCTCGTGCTCGTACTGGAGGGTACCGTCGATGGTGGCGCGCGCCAGCCAGCGACCATGGAAAACGTGCGAAGGGCTGTTCATTGGAGTGTGCGTCTCCACAAGTGGCCGCGCCTCTAGCCGCCCGTCGTAGGCCGCGCGAGGAAGAAGCCGAGTGCCCGAGATTCTACACCCTCCTCGTCGCTCTTGGGGATCCGCCCGGCGTCCGCCGTCTCATCGATCATCCAGGTACGCCCGGCCACCAGCGCATCGTTGACCAGATCGAGCGCCGAGCGCCCGCCCACCATCTGACCAGACGCCGCCTTGAGGACGCTCAGGGTGTTGAGGCCCAGCTCGCCAGTGGCGGGGATCCCCAGGGTACGCTGCAGGTAGCGGATCGCCCGTTCCACGCCGGAATTCACGCCGAAGTCGATGAGTTGTACCTTGAGGGCCGCATTGGGGACGGCGGCAAACGGCGCCAAATATTGGGCGTAGTAGATCGCCTCAGCCTCCTCTTTGGGGAGGGCGCGTACCTCGTCTGGCGTCGCCGGCCGCCCGAGCTTTCTCCAATTCCCCAAGGTCGCCTGGGTGATGCCGAAGTTGGTGGCGCCGCCACGGTCGCCCGGGACGAAGCGGTAGCCCCCTTCCCGCCGGAGAATCCCCTCCAGGATCTCCTCCTCACTCATCGATGCCTCGCCAACAGCTTGTCCAGCTTCACATCGAACGAGGTGAGCCGTTCGTCCTGCGCCTCGATCAGCTGCTTCTGGAAGTCGAGCGCCTGGGCCTGGGCCTTGATCTGCCCCTCGAGACGGACCAGCCAGACGATGCCAGCCACAGCGGTGAGGATCAACGTCACGGCGAGGGCGGTCATCTGGTCGGTCAGGACCAGTGTGACGAGGGAGACCCCGGTACCGGCCAGTCCTTCAAGAGTGGCGCGCACGGGGAGCGGAAGCGGGTCAGCGGTAGACACCATCGGGGTGTGTGCCTTGGGGAGAGCGTCCGCTGCGGATGCGCGCATGGCCTGGGGCTAGGGTTGGGCGCTGGGGTCAACCGGCGCCGGGGAGTAGTCCGCGTCGATCGGCGGGAGAACCGGGGAGGCGCTCCCCCCACCGAAGAGGATCTGGTCCATGGCTTCCTGCAGGCGATCGCCGTCGCCGGCCCCGCCGGTAGCGACCAGGGCCGCCATCTGGTTCGAGTTGGTGATGGAGATGCCGCCACTCTTGGGGAGCAGGCCGGAGAGGTCGAGGGCGAGCTTCCGCGCCTCCGGATCGGCGGCGTAGGCGAGTACCCCCCTACCCTGGCAGGTGGTACACGGCGCCGGCGCAGGGTTGGGTACCTCCTCGGTCGGGTCGGCGGTCTTGGCGCCCGTCCCCTCGCAGTCATAGCAGGTCTCCTCACGCGGCGCGCCCTGCTTCATCACGTCCTTGACCACGGCGGGAGCGCCCTTGGCGATGAGCACCTTGGCCTCTAGGTGTGAGGCGGCGGTCAGCCCCTCGGTCACGGCGGCGATCAGCTGCCCGGGCTTCATCCCGGCGGCCCGGCAGAGCTCGAGGAGCGGTGCCTTGGCATGCAGCGGGTCCGCCAGCATGTGCAGGAGGCGGGTGCCCGGCTTGTCGAGCGTGGCCGTGGCGAGGGCCCCAACGAGGACGTCGCGTCCGCCGATGCGGTCTTCCAGCTTGGCGACCTCCGCGAGCGCGGCAACCGCGAGCGGGGCCAGGGCTTTCTCAGCCAAGGAACCCTCCGCGCTCGCCCAGGACTCCGCCCAGGCCAGCGGCGTAGACGGCAGCGGCCGCCTCCACCTCCTCCTGCCGGTTGAGCTCGGCGTGGATCTCCTCGTCGGAGGGCAGCGTGCCCTTCACGGCGGCGAGCGCGAGGGTGATCTCCTCGATCTTCTTGATGGCGGCGCGATCCGGCCCGTCCGAGATCTCAACCGTACCCGGCGGGATGGGGGCGGCGGCTTCTGCAGCGGCGAGCACGGCGGCCTCGAGGGTGGGCGGATCCAGGCCTAGGGCCACCTCGCCGAGCTGGACGAGCCGTTCGAGGGCGGCGGCCTGCCGTTCCATGGCCGAGATCAGGCGATCCGAGGGCGAGAGGCCGAGAAGCGCCTCGAGCGGGGTGCCGGTGCGTGCCATGCCGGGGAGTGTGGCAGCGGCAGACGGATGGCGTCAAGGGCCTGAACGCCCGTTCTGTGCAAGGGGAAGAGCCCGCCCACCCCCCTTGGTACGTGGGATCTGGTACGAACGCCGGGAGAGGCCTCAACTTGTATCAGTTGTCCCAGATATCCCAAGTGGGACAGAGGTGGTACGAGAGGCGAGGAGGAGAGGCGACCCGGGAAAAAGTTGGCGAGGAAAAAATGGGTGTGAGGCTCAACGCCTCCCCCGCACCCCCGGCCCCCCTCCGCGCGGACAATGACCCCAGGGGATTGATTGCGCGCGCCCCATGCCACGGGGACATGGACTGAGGGCGGCCTCTCCTACACCAGCGCGCCCCGAGGTGTCAAGGGGTACGCGTACCCTGCCCTCCGCCCGCGTGCTGTTGACAGCTATCCCGGGATAGGACTAGGATCAGGGTATGGGAGTACGCGTACAGGAGAGATATAGCCACCGGGCCAGAGGTGTAGACGCTGGGACGCCTGGCGCGCCTGTCGGGCCGAACCCCACGCCCCTCTCCAACCCTGCTACACCCCATATCAGAGTGTCCAAAGAGTCATATCGAGTCCGTCCGAGTACGCCCGCTAGAACCTAGAGGACAGCGCCCCCGCCGGCAATCCCGCCGGACTGGACGCCCCAATC